ACATCTAGATATTATAAAATAAATAGTCATCTATTATTCCCAGATGAGGAGTATACTTTATATGTAGATAGTAGTTATTTCCTTATAGAGGACTTTACTAATAAATTACTTAAAGAAATGGGTAATTATGATTTATTAATAAGAAAGCATTATGCTAGAGATTGTATATATAAAGAAGCTGAGTATCTTCTATCAAGAAGGATGCATAGATATGGAGATGGAGAATTAATACCAAAACAAATAGAGTTATATAAAAAGGAAGGTTATCCTAAAGATAACGGTTTAATTATGGGTGGTATAATATTAAGAAGGCATACTAAAGAAGTTAAGAAATTTAATGAAATGTGGTGGGATATGATTAAGAATTATAGTAGTAGAGATCAATTAAGTTTTAATTATGTGGCTTGGAAACAAGATTTGAAGTATAAATTAATAGAGAAGAAATTTCTTAGAGGGTATATTAAGAAAACTTATCATGGAGGCTAAGAATGAAAAAGTTAGTTATTATAACAACATGTGGTAATTCCGATAGACTAAAGGAAACTTTAGATACATTGAAAGAAGAGACTGCTGATATCCTAATTATAGATGATGGTAGTGATTCTGAGTATGATGTTGGGAAACATAAATTAATTAGGAAAGAAGAAGGTAAAGGATTGACAGATTCTTGGAATGTAGGTTATAAATATTTTAAGGATAACAATTATGATTATTGTGTATTATCTAATGATGATATAATATTCCCAGGGAGAGTACCACCTGATATGTGGAAGGGTTTGGAACAATTCACTATGCTAGGATTATTAGCTGATCCGATAGGTAGTGGTAGATTTCCAGGACAATTTCAAAATATAGAAACTTATCTTAGAGCAATAGATGATTATAAGGACACTATCACTATAAATAATAGATTACAGAAAAGACATCCATCTATAAGATTTTTAGAATTATATGATAATATAGTAGGAGAAGAATTATATATAAATGGTTTTTGTTTCTCATTTAACAGAGATATTATAAAAGCGGAATATGATAAAGACATATTATTTAATCCAATGAAGATAAACACTGGTAATGAAAAGGAATTACAGAAGCATAGATTATTAGATAAAAAGGCTATTTCTATTAAATCATATGTATTTCATTATAAAGGACAAAGTTTTAAAGAGAATCGTCAGGAGATAGTCAATAAATGATATTATGTAAATGTAAGTATTGTGGAAAAGAGGAATATGTGTACCCTTCTAGAAATAGAAAATTTTGCTCTAGAAAATGTTATGCTAAATGGCGTAGTGAGAATATAAGAGGAAATAACCATCCAATGTGGAGTGGGGGACAAATCAAAAGAAATTGCATATTATGTAAAAGAGAATTTTCATTTGATAGAGGTGATACTAAAAGAAGAAATGGTAAACTTGAGAAGAAATTTTGTTCAGTGAAGTGTAAATCAATTTGGCAAAGAGAAAATAATTGGTTTAAAGGTGAAAATAATCCTAACTGGAAAGGTGGAATAACTCCTTTAAATGAAGAAATTAGAGCTTCTCATAAAAATAAAATGTGGATAAAAAGTATATTTAATAGAGATGATCATACTTGTCAAGAATGTGGTACTAGAGGTGGCACATTACATGCCCATCATATTAAGGAGTTTAATAAAATAATAAAAGAAAATAATATAGAAAACTTTGAAGATTCTTTATATTGCAAGTCTCTTTGGAATATTAACAATGGAGTTACATTATGTAAGGAGTGTCACTATAAATTACATAGGAAAAGTGGTTAAATTGATTTGCATCACAATAGATGGCTTAAACTGGAAATATGCTAAGAAATATTATAGTGACTTATTTCCAGAACAGTCTATGAAAATGATAAAGACTAATGTTAGACACTTTTCTCATAGAGGAAATCCAACTACATTAGGATTAGGTTGTTTATGGTCTGGTAAGAAAATAAAAACATTTCATGACAACATGTACTATCATGTATCAGAAGAAAATAGACCTGTTGAATGGAAACTCAAAAACGATGAAAATATGGATTTAATATTTAGTTATTTTAAATCTCCAAAATTTTATGAGAAAGTAGCAGGACCAAGTCCTTATCATAACTATGAAACTTATAATCAAGAGTATGAGAATGTACCAGTTAAGAAAGTAGATTGTGAAGAATATTGTATCTTTAGTGAAGTAGCCAAACAAGATTACGATTTATTTTGGATACATACATCTATTATAAAGACTGGAGTTATGATGCCTGGACCGTATGAACAAGGTAGAATTCCATCAGTTATACCATATGATGTTGTTAGGAAGGATAAACCTCTTAAGAAGAAGATATATGAATTTGGTATACAAAGATATGCTCAAGCTATAAAGTATCTTATGGAATTAGCTAAACCAAATGAGTTATTTATTATATCAAGTGATCATGGTACATTAGTAGATACAGATGAGGGATTACCTCCACAAATTGATGATATACCTTTAATAGTTAATAGAGATATCAATTTAGATGATATAAGAGGACAATGGGAAGTTAAGAAATTATTATTGAGGTTAAAAAATGGATGAATATTTAGTTAAGGATGGTAAATTTAAAAAAATAATTGGTAAATTTAATCATAAAAAAATACGCTATCATACCCCCCCAAATACAATTTTTGTTACTAGAAAAGAACTTTTAAAATTATTGTATGATGATATGTGGGAAAAGTGTCCAAAATGTGGATGTGAAACTGTATATATCAAAATACATAAAGGTGAAATTGGAGATTCCATACACATAATTTGTTATGAATGCCAACACGAGGAGGATGTTTCACACTATGAATTGTGGTAAACAAAAGATATTATATTTAGGATACCCTAAGACAGGAACTAGTACTTTTGGTACTATGTGTGAAGTGTTGGGTTATAAGTTATATGAGAATGATTTAGAATTACAAAAAGCTTGGAACAAAGGGGAATATGATAAGTTATGGGAAGTTGTTGATAAATACGATGTATTTGAAGATACACCTTGGCCATTTACTTATAAAGAATTCGACAAAAAATATCCTGAAACTAAGTTTGTATTAGGTATAAGACCTGAAGATGGTTGGATTAAATCATTATTTTATCAATCTCTAAGGGGGAATACTGAACATAGAAAGAAGATAGCTGAAGGATACAAACATGAGTTTGGTTTTAAATACCTTGTACTACACGAGAAAGAGCTTATAGATATGTATAGAAAACATATTTTGGATGTAAGAGAATATTTTAAGGATAGACCAGAAGACTACATGGAAATAAATTTTTGGGATGGAGATGATTGGAAAGAATTATGTGAATTCTTAGATAAACCTATACCTAATTTACCTATGCCTTTTAGAAAGAACGCCTATCCCTATCCTAATTATGATAGACTATATAGATTGGCAACTAAGCAACCTAAGAGATTCTTTGGAGAAGAAGAATAATATGAATGATAATTATATATGCCCTAGTTGTGGAAAGGGATTAGAATGGGGTAAGAAATTAGTTAAAGGTAAAATAGTGTATTACTGGAGATGCTCTTGGTGTGGTTACGTAGGTGAGGATATAGTTACGATATGAATAAGATTATATGGTTTACAGGGTTACCTAGTGCAGGAAAGACTACATTAGCAGAAGAATTAATAAAATTAACAGATAAGAAAATAATATTATTAGATGGAGATATAGTAAGAAAATATGTATCTCCTAAATTAGGATACTCAAATAAAGATAGATATGAGCAGATGGATAGATTATATGGATTAGGTAAGATTATATTATTTAATGACTTAATACCTATTATTTGTACTAATACTGCTCCCACTAAAAGAATGAGTGACGTTATAACAATTTATGTTAAATGTAATGTTGAAGAATGTATAAAAAGAGATGTTAAACATCTATATGAAAAGGCTTTAAAAGGAGAAATAAAGAATCTCCCAGGAATAGACTTAAAATACAAGGAACCAATAAATACGTTCATTACTATTGATACTGACAGATATAGCATAGATGAGTGTGTACGTTATGTACATAAAAAACTAAAAGAGGAAGAGCTTATATGAAGGTAGTATATTCCTACTACGTTCTGGATTTAATGCATACAGGACATATATATTATATGAAACAAGCCAAATCTATAGCTGGAAAGGATGGATTATCCATAGTTGGTATATTATCAGACAAAGCTACTATGGAAAAGAAAAAGAAACCTATACTCCCTTTATCAGAAAGAATGGAATTAGCTCAAGCAGTTAAATATAATGACGTAGTTATCACACAAGATGAGTACTCTCCAATAAATAACATTAAGAGATTAAAACCTGATGTTGTATTGGAATCGAGTAGTCATAGTGATGATATCATACAAATAACAATAAACTGTGTTGAGAGTATGAAAGGAAGAGTAATTATTATACCCTATACAAGTGCATATAAATTTTCCTCTACTAGTATAAAGAAAGGAGGAAAGAAAAATGAATAAGCAATTTTGGAACATATGGTCATCATATGCTATCTATTACTTTGGTAAAGTAAACCTTAGTATAATAATTCCAGCCTTATTGATAACATTCCAAGATTTAAGTCTATATAATTTTGGTTATGTATCTATGGGATTTATGGCTACATATGCAATCGGACAATTCCTACACGGACAGATATCAGAAAGATTTAACCCTTATGTATATATATCGTTAGGGTTAATACTATCAGGTATTGCAAATTTAACTTTGGGATTTGTTGGGGGATTCTTTGTATTATTATTAACTCTAGAACTGTGTGATGGATTTTTCCAATCAATGGGATGGTCTTCAGTAGTAAGGGCAAATTCATTAATACATAAAGATAAGAAGAAATTAGATAAATCATCCACTGTATTAGGATGTTCTTATCAAATAGGAAACTCAATAACATGGTTAATTTCAGCATTTGCTGTTGGTGCATGGGGATGGTCAGCTGGATTCTTTGTTGCAGCTTGTATGCTTTTGTTAAGAGGTATTACATTATATCTAACTAAACCTGATTTCAAAATAAAAAAACAACCTATGAAGAAACAAGTTAAATTAACATTGTCAACTCCAATTGTTATGAGTGGTATATCTCTATTACTACTTAACATGGTAAGATATGGAGTAATGACATGGTTATTTACTTATTATGTATTATCAGGAAACTATTCAATAGCAGATTTTGGTGAAGTTAGTTTAAAGGTGATATTTATTCCAATAGCAGGGGTATTAGGAACATTAATATATAATAAACTCCCTTGGAATAAGGACTTAACAAGTGTATTTTTCTTAGCTGCAATGGGTATCTCATGGTTTATATTCCCATATACAGATGGTTTGACAGCAACAATATTGGTATTAGCAAGCAGTGCGTTCTTATATGGACCACATGTATTTCTAGTGTCAACTTGTCCAACTCGTTTTAAGAAGGATAATATAGTTGCTGCATCAACTGGGTTCATAGATGGAATGGGATATATAGGAACTACTTTAATTATGATATTAGTACCGTTCCTAGTATTAGATACCGTTGGTGGCTGGAATAATGTGTTCTTAGTCTGGGCATTAATATCGTTCATGGCTAGTATATGTGTGGCAATTACATATAAATTGTCATTTAGTAAGAGGGCAATTTAACCCTCTCTTATTTTTTTATAAGGTTATTACAATGAATAAAGAGGATGAAAATAAAACAGTAATAGGTATAATAGGATTCGGAATGGTAGGTAAAGCTATACAAGCTGGATTTTATGTGGATGCAAGATTCAGAATATTTGATACAAATCCAGATTTGTGTTTAAATACATTAGAAGAAGTTTGTGAGGATAGTAATTATATATTTATATGTGTACCAACACCTATGGATTATAAAACTGGTAAAGCTGATTTATCTATAGTGGAGTTAACTGTAGCTAGATGTATGCAAAGGATATCTAATCCTGATACCATAGTCATAATTAAGTCAACTATACCTCCAGGAACAACTGAGAATTTAAGAAATAAATATAAGGGATTAAGATTGATATTTAATCCAGAGTTCTTAACTGCAAGATCTGCTAGATTAGATTTTATAAACTCATCGAGAATTATATTGGGTGGAGATAAGATGGATTGTTTAAAAGTTAAAGAGTTATATGAAAAGAGATTTAAGAGTACACCCATAAAGATAACTGATTCTACTACAGCTGAAATGGTTAAATATATGGCTAATTGTTTCTTTGCTGTTAAAGTATCTTTATTTAATGAGTATTATGATATATGTAAGAAATTAGACATAGACTTTAATGAAGCAGTTGGATTAACTATGATGGATGGTAGAATAGGTAATTCCCATATAGATGTACCGGGTCATGACGATAAAAGAGGATTCGGTGGATTATGTTTTCCAAAAGATTTAAATGCTCTTATACATAGAGCTATAGAATTAGATGTTTCTCCAACTGTATTGATGGCAGCTTGGGAGAAAAATTTAGAAGTTAGAGAAGAAAAAGATTGGGAGGAAATAGATGGAGCAACAAATAAAAAAAGCAATAATACCAGCAGCAGGACTAGGAAAAAGATTTAGACCTATAACTGTCTGTATACCTAAAGAGATGTTACCTATTGGTAATAAACCCATCATACATTATGTTATAGAAGAAGCTATAGAATCAGGGATAACTGATATAGCTGTAATAACTAGTAAGGGGAAAACAATTATAGAAGATTATATAGATGCAATGAACTTTGATGTTAATATGTGTTATATAAGACAAAATGTACCTAAAGGGTTAGGTGATGCTATATTGAAGGCTAACGGTTTTATAGATGATGAACCCTTTGCAGTATTATTAGGTGATGATATAATTAAATCAAAAGTACCTTCTATAAAGCAATTAATTGATATATATAGTGAAACAAAAAGTACAATTATAGCTTTAGAGAATGTAGTTCATAAAGAACGAATAAAAAAATATGCTACAGTTCATGGAGAATTTTTAGATACTAGAACATTTGATATTCAAAAAATAATAGAGAAACCTAAATTCCATGAAATAAGTAGAAACTTAGCTGTGATTGGTAGATATATATTATTACCAGAAATATTTGATTATTTAAAAGAAACTAAACCTGGATATGGTAACGAAATACAATTAACCGATGCTATAAGACAACTAAAAAAAGTGTATGGTTATGTAATAGATGGTAGGCGTTATGACTGTGGATACCCGGAGGGGTATACAGAAGGGACGCGGCATTTTATTATATAGACTGGCACTATACCATTCGGAAAATGCCAAATTGCCGCATGCAGCAGTTTTTGATGTCAAAATTTAGTATATGCGGCAGTTTTTTAAATATCCTCGACCTCTATTTTGCAAATTATTTTTAATGTTAATTATAAGTCTTGTGAGCCACTAAGAACTCCCTCTAATTTTATTTCAATCCATCCGCTAGCACCTGCTATTGGATGTTCAGTTATATTTTTAATTATCATTGTTTTTTCACTTCTCATTAAATTTATGTTGCTAACACAATCTACAGGAATAATTCTTAATGTATTACTTGCAGACCATGTCTTATCATAAAAATGGGGTCTTCCTAAGATAGTATATAATGTACCGAAAGCTCCTGGTTTTACACTATCCCTTAAATTATCGAGATCAGCTTTTTTTAACCAAGTTTCTATAACCATATTATAATTTTGTATATCCCATCTAGAGCAACCACAATTTATTGAACAAGTAATACCCGATATAGTTATATCGTAAGTAGATCCACCAGTATATATATCTCCAACTCCAATTATTGTACGGAATGTATCTGTTGAATTAAACCAATCTTGTCCAGCCCCATTAGTTGCTGATGATATAAAAGCTGAAAAACTATAGGATGTATCTTCATTTAAACCAGTTAAATTAGTAGTTACGTAATTACCAGATACCTTTTCACCTGTTAATGATACACAATTACTCCAATTACTAGAGATTGTGGGACTAGCAGGTGCATCACCTTGTTGCCAATAGAACCAAACATTTCCTGAGCCATCATCTACAAAAGCTGATATTGTTGCGGATGCACTACCAGAAGCAGTAGCACCACTAATATTAGATATAACAGGAAGTGTTTTACCTGGAGCAACAGTAACTTCTTGCCATGTAGCGGCTATCATCACCATTCTCTGTGATGTACCCGTCATAGACCAAGCCATTGTTTCTCCACCACTAGTACCATCTATTTCATATGATACAGCCGCCTTTAAATCTTCATATTCAGCGTTCCCTAATACTGTATCGTCTACGCCAGCTGATAATGTATTTGATTCATACCCTATATTAACCGCACTAAAACACAAATTGGAGGAATCTCCAGGTGTAATAGAACAACTAATATTATCCCCTTCTTTGACAGTATCAGTATCTGTACTCTCAGGAACTGATTGTTTTACATTATAATAACTAGTTGCATATACAACACAACTAAGATTTGGATCTACATCATCAGAGTCGAATGTAACACTAACGGTATTTGTACCAACCGATGGTGCAAGAAGATAATACATTTCCACTGTGCTTGTATACCCAGAATCACTAGCGATTGTTGCTATATAGTCACTAGTATCAACCTTAGAGCAGACTGTACCATCATAAGTAACCCCATTTGTGGATACATTTCTAGGAGAGCTAGAATGCTCATAAAAAACTGAAATAATTAATAATCTATTAGTTTGATTAGCTACTGTGTGATTAAAGGTTACTGGTGAATTAGGATTGGTATCCTCATGTATACTATTATCATCGTAAGTTATTGCCATTTATATCACGTTATATCCAATCTAACGCCTTCGATTTTTACACCAAAGGTTTCATAATTTATAAAAGTATCAGAAATATTTTTAACAGCTACTATTCTTTTATGTCTAACACTAGATACACCATAATTAGATATAGGCTCAAATATAAGTGTATTACCTGAATTATATGTAGTATCTATGTATTTTGGTGTACCTAAGATATTATATATTTCTCTATTAGCACCTGGAGTTACATTTCTAAATAATAAATTTCTATCACATGCATCTACGAAAGTTTCTATTATAACATTATAATTAGATTCATCCCATCTAGTATTCCAACATCTAATTTCTCTTTCATACCATTCTCCGCCAGTTAGTGTTCCATCGTTTTCATAACTTGTTGAATCTTCTAGAGTAGTACCATCTCTATCTGTAAATTTATAATAACCAATTAATTTATCGCTATGTATATCTATACCATTATATACTTGTTTAACTTGATTAGCTGTAAGACAAACCCCACTCCATATTCTTACATCATGTATTTGACCACTGAGAGGATTTCCACTACCAGCTCCAATAAACATATTATTTCCATGTATTGATGAATTACCACTTAATTCAGTTGCAGTACCCTCTAATTCTCCATTAACATATATTGATAAAGTTCTATCTCCACTGACTTTATCTCCACCAGCATATGTACCAGCTATATGAAACCATTTATCAAGGTTACCAGCTGAACCACCAGATACCTTAGTTGTACTCTTTGCATAATGAGAACTACTAGCATGAAAACAAAATACAGGCTCATAATGAGTAGTTATAGATAAACCACAATCTTTATTTGATTCGTGTTTACCAATTATATTAGACCAAGTCCCACCTGGATTAGCTCCTAGATTGTTTACTTTAATCCAACAACTCATGGATACAGCATTACCTGATGCAGGAGTCATTCCTGATATAGATGATAAAGTTGCATAATCATTACCAGTCCCATCCCCAAATTTATAAGATCCTTGAGGTATTTTAATATACATTGAACCCTTATCCACCATACTCATAATTAATCACCTGTCTCTAATTGTTTTTCTAATTTACTAACTTTAGCTGCCATATCAAAGGGTTGTTCACCATAATTAATTGTAGTAGTAAAACCATTTTTATCTATCTTTTGTGTATAAGAACGTATATCCCATAGAGAAGATATACCAAAATTTGTTAAGTTACTTGAAAACATATATTCAGTAGACATATCTGTTCTACCTTCTATAGTTATAGTCCCCTTTCTAGGTATTGAATCCATATTGAGAACTTCTTGATCAGCTCTTGTTTGAGCAGTCTCTAGGGTATTTATATTTTCATCACTTATTTTTTTGAAATGCCTTCCATATAAATCTATACTGGTTTGATTTGATGCTTTAGCGGATATAGAACCTTGTTTCCAACCTAATTGCATACTCATATTACCATCAGGTACCGTTGATGAACTTGTAGCGTGACTATACCAATCTGTACCCTCATTATTAGAGAAAGTTATTTTTCCATCATAATCAGTTACATCATCATAACCAAATCCCCAAAAAGATGTTGCCCCTTCAACTTTACAATTAGTAGCATACATCCCTTTATACATACCTCTTATTTTTATACCTATATTTCCATTACCTGGATTTCTTTCATCTGGTATTTTAAAGGTATATGTTCCTTCAGGAGGATCACTCTCTAATATATGACCCACATAACTTCCTACTGAGAAATCATAACCGTTTCCTGATATATAGATATACATATGAGCTGGATTTACATAAGGATATGTAGAAACAGTTACCCATAAAGTAGTATAATCTCCACCCGTTGCTATATCCCATTTTTCTATGTTACCATTTTGTGATGGTCCATCAGCACCTAATCTATATCTATCATTAGCTGCATCATAAGAAGTATATTCAGTTTGAGTCCAAGTGTCAGTCGAGAAATCATCTGAGAAAATAGTACTAGTAGTGATATCACCTTTAGTATATAATACACACCAATATTTATCATCAACCGTTAATCCACTTAATTTAGGGCTTGTATAGGTTTTCCAATTAGTTTCAGCTGGAGGATATGGAACGTCTGTATCAGAAAATGAAATATCATCTGACCATTCAATTTTAGTCCCAGATTTAGGAAAACCCCCACCTTGAACTAACCAAGCAGTTAATTTACAGGAATCTATAGTTGGAGTTACAGGTTTATGGGTTAAACCTGATTTACCAAAACCCGATACAGTACCGCTTGGTTCCATAACTATTTTTAATTTAACTTCCTTTCCAGGTGTAGTCATTGTTGTTGATTCATTTGGAGTTAATTTATCCCAAGTAGTTCCATTATCACATGTACCATAATAAGTGATATTATCAGGTACTGTTTCAGTGGTTGGTTCTACTAATAAGTAACTCATATTAACATTTGTTCCTACCGTATATAATTTTGATTCTATGATACCAGATGATTTATAATCAGGTAATGAATGTAAAAAAACTCCATAATTATTAATGTCATACATTGGAGCACCAGTATTATTGGTTATTTCTAATCTAAATCCTTTAACGCCTGAATAAGTATAACCATTCTTAAATGAACGACTATAGGGTTGTACATTAAGTGCTTCATTTTCTTCATGATAAACCTTTTGCCAGCTAACTCCAGCACTAGTAGATATCCAAGCTTCAACCGTATAACCTCCCTTACCTTGTAATACCGTAAATCCATCTGTTGTTACAGGATAATCATAATACATATAGATAGTTGTTCCATAACCATCAACCCAACCATTTGCATGAGCATAATAAGGCTCATACATTCTTGTATCATTAATATAATTAACATTGTCAGTCCAAGCAGTTGCGGTAAAATCATTATTTGATGCTATATATTCAGGATATCCAGCACCCTCTGTGTCAGTATAGGAAGGATAGCCACTAGTATGTCTAGCTCCAGTTCCTTCTATTTGTAATTTTCCATCATAGCTACAAGAGCTTATAGCAGTATCCCCTGACATATAAGTTGTTACATCATTAAAAGGATCATTGAGAATTTCTTCATCAAAACCTCCTGAATTATCTGATATAGATAGAGTAGCACCACCTATTTTAGGTGAGAAATCCCCATTAGATGATAATATATATTTTAAAATACAACCTGTAGATGATTCACTAGAAAATTCACTCCATTCACCATCAGTTAATGTTATCCATGATGTTCCATTATCATTACTTCCTGACAATAAAATATAATTAGATGAGAATGTATCAGTTAACGTAGCCTTCATATATTTACAGGTTTCAGTATATATTTCAGATTCAACACTACCACTTATATTGTATCCTCCTGATGATACAACATATACTTTAAATGTTAAATCAATTTCATCAAAACTACCACCATGATCAGCTGAAAAAGTATTCCATGGACCAGTTTTAGATGTTGCATACATAGCCTCACAATCAGTAGTACGATATCTATGGGTAGCATCATCAACACCATTTGTCCATTTATCGTAAGCTACACTCGGACAATCACCAGTACTATTATATACAACTATTGCATATTTAGTACCTGATGCTAATTGAACCTCATCATAAAGAGTTATATAACCCCAAAAATTGTTAGAGAAAGTTACACTAACATTACCAGATGCTAATACTGTATCGGATGGATCGCCACCTGATGTAGTACGTAATTCATATGTATAAGGATTATATGAAGGATTTGCATTATGATGTTGCATACCTATTTTATAACAAACACAATTCACAGAAGGTTTAAATATCTGAGCAAAATAATTCCCCCAACCACAACTTAATGTTTGAGTTCCATATGTTTGAGTATGGGCATGTAGTGAAGTCCCTTTTCTTTCTAACTTTAAATCAGAATATTCTAGAACTACATTAGAGGAAGTTGTATTGGTAAGATATCCCCAATTATCAAAGTCATCAGTAAATAAAGTTTTTTCGGTATTTTCCCAAATTTCAAAGTTAAGAGTACCAGGTTGATTTGGATCAGTAGATCTATCTAAATAAAATTTAACTGCAGATAAACTAACCTCTTCAGCATTAAATAATTGAGCTATATATACTCCAGAAGGGATAACTGTTGTTGCATCATGATAAGGTAAAATAGTTTTTTGAGAGTAACCTGTACCTCCAACAACTAAAACATCATTAACTAAATCTTCATCAGCTTCTTCAATAGGAGTCATACCTATTATGTCATCTTCAGTTATATTAAATTGATATGTTCCACTTTCAGCTTTATAATATTTAAACTCATTCTCCTCATTCACATAGAATCTATAGTTATCTATGTCCGTTAATTTTACAAGAGCATCTCCAACAGTCATATTTGTTAAATCAAATTCATCTGTTAGTTCAACACCACCTGTTACAATTATTGAGGATGTATCTATACCAGTACAATATGTACCTATAATTGATGATGCAATGAAAGCAGTAGTCCCTTCATATAAAGCGTTGTCATCAGTTGCATATCTCCACAAATCGTAAGTTTTACCAACTAATTGGTATGTATTATATGCAGTTCCAGCATCAATTTGCTGTTGTTTTCTAGATATATACCCATTAAATTGCAATACATCATCTATCCATACCATAACCGTTTCACCAACAATGTGATTAGTTTGTGTATTAAATGTCACTATTTTACCATTTTGGTAATAAGTTTGATCAGAATTAGTTATTTCTAAATATGAAACATTACTACCATTAGTTAATATTTCTTCTGATGATTGACCACTATCAATAGTTATATTGAAGGATGTACCCATTATCTTGAACTCCTATATCTATACTTGAACTCTTCTGACATATCTTGAACTGATCCTATACCTGTTACATTAACTGGACCTAATATATTGAAATTATCTGTATATGTATCTCCATTCCCACCTACTGAGGATGATGCACCTCCACCGAATATTCCACCTGTCTGATGTAACATTTCTGGATAATATTCAGTCAATACAGTTTCAAGTATATTTCTACCAAATTTTCTATTTGCACCTTCTAGAGGTATTAAAGCTTCAGCTCCAGCTTCACCAAATACTCCAAGAGTTGCTCCTTTAGCTATACCTCCTCTAGCAAAACCTCCTATACCAGGAATAAAATCAGGAACAATTCCTTGTTTACCAGATAGATAATCCCCAGCACTTTTTTTAATATCTTTAACTATATTAACAACTCTATCTCTTATACCTATTAAAGTTTCAAATAACCTATTTTTAACTGCATTTATACCGTTAATTAAACCTTGTATTAGATTCCAACCTGCACTATATAACCAATTAGCTGCATTAGTGAATTTATTAATTATATTTAGATATACATTATGTAAGGTTGATGTTATTGTAGAAACTACTGACCTTATACCATTAGCTAAACCAGTTATTATATTTCTACCTGCACTTAATAACCAAGTTATAGCTCCAGCAAATTTACCCTTTATTTGATTTATTAATTCAGTTATAGTTGATAATAGAGATGAAATCATACCAATGATTCCATTTATTAAACCTGTTATTAAATTTCTACCCCATTCAAAAAATTTAGTGGTTAATGTATACATATGAGAATATAATATCATAGGTAATTGCATTATGGGTATCACTATCCTTGTAAATATAGTTAAGAATCCATTTATAAACCAATCTACAAGTGTTCTACCAGCTTGCATAAACCAAGATGCTACACCAGTTATTGCATTTACAAAACCAGTGGCTATATCATTAGCTAAAGAACCCCAGTCTATAAAACTCAGTAAGTTAAACAATATATCGTAAAACATAAAAATAGGTGATATGGCTTTAAGAATTTGCCATAATGCAGCCCAGAAATCTGGTGCACTCTTACCTGCATCTTTAGCTAATTCATCATAATCTATGTTTTCTAAATCTTCTCCTAACTCATCTTTATCTAACAATTCAGCATTTCCGATAGTGATATATAGATTACTAACATTCATTGTTGCATCATCTAAATCACCTATATATTCTCCACCGATTAAGAAATCACTTGCATTAATACCAACTTTAGTTCCCAATAAATCGACTTTATCCATAAGTGTTTGAGTTGCACTTGCAACATCATTGGTTGTATCCTCAGCTTTTTTCATCGCTAAAGCATATGTTATTAAACCATCTTCAGCATCATATAAATTCTTATAAACCCTTTGTATAGAAGTTGCTAATTCATCTTGAGCATCATCTGTATTTTCTGAACTAACTAAGAAAGCTTGCATTGCTAAATCTCCACCTAACATCCCCTCTTCATACATTCCTAATTGAGTTCCTACCATTTTGAGTGTTGCTGCCAATATTAAATCCTCATCACTGAAATCTGACATACCTTCAGCTGATTTACCTGTTAAAGCATTAATTTCTGCAACTGACATTGCACCTACACCTAATGTGTCAGTTAATTCACCAAATATATCTTGCATAGATTCCCCTTCATCCATTAATGCAGTTGCCATTTGACTAACTACGCTTAAGACTACTTCAAAGTTCTCTGCAACTTCTTCTTGTTTATCTCCTAATTTAGCTTCAGCTGCGGCTAACTCATACGCATTATCAATTAAATCATAATATTGTTTAGCAGTTTCAGATGATACTATCCCAGTTTCTGTCAAATCTCCAACTAAAGGAGTCATTTCAGCATCTAATTCTGATGTAGCTTTTTTCAAATCATCTTGGGCATCCTTCATTGATATAAAAGTATCTACATTAGCTATACCAGCATTCCTTAATTCTTGTTCAGTTGCTTCTCCTTTCATATAAGCTTTTACTAAATTCTCTTCTTCTTCAGTTAAATCTGATAATGCTTGTATATAAGAATGATTTAAGGATAACACAGCTCCTTCAGCTTTTTCCATTTCAACATATTTATCTATCATTTCGTCACTAATTAAACCTTGTTCAGCTAATGTTTGGAACATTTCATCTAATTGATCATCTTCATCATGTCTTAGTTTATATAGTTTATATTCTATTTCAAATAATTTGTCTTGAACTTCGTATAATTTAGCTACTCTATCTTCTAGATATTTATAACCTTCAGCTCTTACTTTTTGTAGATGAGCTAATCTAGCATCCCATAGAGCATCCTCAGCTTTAGCTGCTATTAATTGTTCTCTAGCAACTATTACATCTCTAGTTAATTCTAATAAATCCTTTTCTTCCTTACCTAAAACAGTTGTTGCACGAGAGACATCATGTAGAGTAACTTCCCCTTCTTTGAGAGCATTATTAACAAGATTCCAAGCTTCACTAGATTCAACTTCTAATTCAGATATATCCTCTGTTATATCTATACGATTCCTAATAGCTGACATTAAGTCCTCTTCTGCATCAACAGCTTCTGATGTACCAGCCCCATATTCTAACATGGCATCGGTTAAATCCTCTGTAGCTTCTATAACATCTCTTTCAGCTCTCTCTAAATCATCATGTTTACTCTTTATCTTAAATGTAGCTTCAGCCCATTTTTCTAATTTTCCTACATAGAAATCTAGAGATTCAGTTAATGTCCTAACATCTCTGATTACCCCACCTGTTGCTGATATTAGAGATTTTTCAGATGCTACTACATCCATATTAGCTCTCTCAAACATTTCATCCCAAGCAACTAATGGTCCAAATTTTTCTATTAATTCATCTAAATCTTCACCATATACATTAGTGATTCCATCAGCTTGTATTAAAGCTCTATATATATCTTGATATATTTTAACTTGTTGTGTATCTCCCAACGCCATAGCTTCATCAGCTAAACTAGATGTAGCCGACGCTAAATCAGTTGTTCCCATTGCTTGAGCTCGAGTTAAGATAGCAAATTTAGCTTGATCTCTAGTTAATGCATATAGTGACACTTCATATCTATCAAAGGTATCCTTTAATTGAGCACCTGCAACATTCATATCACCAGCTACTTTTACGAATAATATACTACTCTCAGTCATTTGTTGTGTATTAAAGATTACTTCTTTACCAGCTTTCCTCATTTCTTCAGTGGACATATCAACTAAGCCAAATGTAAAATTTTCTACGAAACCTCTACCCCATTGTTCAGCTACACTTCCTCCACCTTCTTTTGCTATTTCTTCCATAGTAGCAGATCTACCTGCAAATTTATCAGGATCTAATAAAGCTTCCATACCTAACATAGCTGAGCCTAATATTCCAGCTGGAGCACCTTGTTTGATACCATCCCAAAGGTTATCAAAGGCTTCATCCATATCCTCAACACCAGCTGTTAATTGATATACATAACCAGTTACACCTTTTAAAGTACTAGCAAAGTATTTTTGTTCAGAATTTAATTCATTTATTGGTTGTAACATAGACCATAAAGCTACAGCCGCTATCACAATAGCACCTATCAATAATAAGATAGGATTAGCCATAATAATTTTGGATAACATTATTAAACCTTTACCTAATACAGATGCACCGAATGCAGCTGCTAATTCAGACTTAAATAACGCCCAATTACTTAAAGTTAATTTTAGAGATGCAGCAGTATCCATAGTTTTAGCTAAAGCTACAGCTATAAATTTAACAATAGATGATGCTAAAATCACATTTAATAATTTATAGCCTATATATAATAATATTATAAAAGGAGATAATTTCAATAATATATTAATTAAGGGTTTGAATATCTTATATAGTCTACCAACTATATCAGCAAAACTTCTTAAAGCTGGGACTACAGAATCCTTTACGAATGATATAACTTTTTTGATGGTTGGTAATAATTCCTCCGCTATATCCATACCTAAAGTTTGAAACTCGTGTTTCATAAGTTCCATGGCACCATAAAGAGTATTTTGTTGAGCTGAAGCTAAAGAGGATGTAATTCCTTCAGCCATTTCATATCTTTGTGATAGATAAGCTACTGCTTCAGCATTAGCTACCAATACTGCTGCAGCACCAGCTGTTCTGGCTCTAAACATATCAACAGCTGTACCTGCATTAAATGAGCTTTCTTGTAAGCGGAACAATACATCCATTAGGTTATTACCTAAAGGTGTTATTTCTTCCATTTCATAACCCATAGCTTGTAAAGTGTTTTGAGCTTTATCAGTGGGTTTAATTAATTTAGTTAAAATCATAGCCAATCTCTGACCAGCTTGCCCTCCAGCTAATCCTCTATCAGCTAATACTGCTAGAGCTGCGGTAGTTTCAGCTACTGATACTCCTAGAGTACCAGCTATTGGAGCTACATATTTCATACCTTCTCTTAACTTTTCCATAGTTAAGAATGAAGTTGTAATTGCTGATGTAAATATATCAACCACTTGAGTTGCATCAGCTAATTCTAATGAAAATGCTTTTAATGTTACTGTTACTGCTTGTATAGACTGTTTTAAATCCGATTGAGTTGCTGTAGCATAATTAATGAAAGGCATTAAATCCTGTTCACCCATTTGTGATACATCATATCCTGCACTAGCTAAATCATAAAAAGCATCTATAACTTGTTGAGCTGAAAACAAAGTATGTTTACTAAGAGCTTTAGATACACCCATAAGGTGTTTTTGAACGCTTTTCATTGATGCACCAAGATAACCACTAACTGATGCTGCATTTACAGCTGCTCTTTCAAAATCAGCAAAACCTTTTATCATATCTACGAAGGCTTTTCTAACCATCATAACCATCTGTACACCAATACTGAAAGTTATATAGTGGATAATCTTACCAAAGAAAGATTGAAATGATAACATATTTTTCATCATCATTCCAAAAGTTTGTTTTGTTTGTACTGAAGTTCTAGCCATTCCTACCTGATAACCCTTTAAACCTTTTGTAACGTTTACACTTGCATTTACTCCAGCATCTTCAAAATCCTTTAATTGACTTTCAGCTTGTTTTAATGCAGGGTTTAAACTAGAAAATCCTCCTGCACCTTTCTTCTGCATATTAACTGCGGCTTTAGAAACTTCTTTTGAGGCAGCTTGTAAACCCTGAGTTAATCCCTTTATATCAGCTTTTAAGAAGACTGTTAAATTTCCTAAACTAGTCATTTAAATCTTTTAATCTTGTTCTACATCAACAACTTGAATAGCATCTCTTTGGGTTATTTTCTTGTAGCCATAAGAACCACCTAGATTATGATAACCGTGCCAGATTACTACCCATACACCTAAAGGATCAGTTTCACTTGGAGTGAAATAGTATGAATATTCTCCAACGCCATCTCTAGTAGTTGATGCATCCTCTATAAAATAAGTTCCATCGGATTTAATTACATCAACAAATGCAACACTTCCTGATGGATCTGTTAGAGTATCATTCATCTTGAAATCTATTTCGGTTTTTATGGTATTATGCCTTTCAAATTTACTAAGACTCATTTTTTTATCCTATTCTTTACAAACAACAAACATATTTAATCTGCAGCTTCATATGATATTGAAGTTGAAAACACTGATGAATTACTTATCGAAATATCATATAAATCTGTATTACTTATAGACATATCAAATACTGATGTATTGGTTATCCTTCTCGAGAATAAATCCGATACTGATGCAACCATATTATAAAAAGAAGAATGTGTTTGGGTGGCTGTATCTATGAATACAAACCTAAACAATCCAGCTGTTATATTATGTGAACTTGTTACATTTTCAGTTGAAATGAGTGTATCTAATAAATATTTCTTATCAGATAATCCCTTTAGTATCGTATCCTCTATTAAATTTGATTTAAAAGTATATGATAATATTGTATCTAGAAGATAGCTTTTTAATATGTTGGATGTAGATAATATTGCATCCTGATAATATTGACTTTCATTCTCCTTAGATAATATTGTATCTTGAAGATACTCTGGCATACCTGTTATTGATAAGATGGTATTAGTTATGTAACTTTCCTCTACATTTAAATCTTTTAACAATACATCAGTTAAAAATTCTTTTTTTACATTTAATTTATTTACTATTGTATCTATTGATATCCTATCAGTTCTAGCTAAACTCAATAGAGTATCAGTTGTTATTTCTTCCTCTATATCTAACAAGGTTAATAAAGTATCTAATTTATATTCTTTAGTGTTAGCTCCCATAGATAAATAAGTATCCATTAAATATGATTTTGGGATATTTATTTTTTTAGCCAACAAATCTATAAAAGCTGATTTTGCTGAAGTTTCAGTTAATATTGTATCTATATTGTAACCTTTAGATAGAGTTTTATATAATAAAGTATCTATATCATATTCTTCTAAACTAGCTCTAGATAATATTATATCTATATTCATACCTAATTCAACTGTATGCTCTAATAAGATATCTATGAGATATTTTCTATCGACATTTAATTTATTGAGAATAGTATCAAATTTCATATCCTTTTTGATATTTTCTCTAATTAGTATGATATCTATTGGGATATCCTTTTCTAATGATACCCTACTTAACAATATATCAAATAATGTATCTTTATCTACATTAAATTTCTCTAATAATGTATCCATATCTATTTTTTGCTTAACCAATACGTCTTTTAGTAATGTATCAAAATATAAATACTTATAAGAAAATCCATATACTAATACTAAGGATATAGCATATGAGACACTTTCTGATTGATTTTCTAAGATAGTATCTACATTTACATTCTTTTCTAATAATTTTAATAATACTGTATCTATAACCTGTTCTACTGTTAAGTTTTCTCTACTTAACATAGTATCTATATCTGAATCTACACTTCTTATTCTTTTAGCTAGCATATCTATGAGATAATTTCTAGATACACCACTCTCTAAAAGAGCATCGATAGTTATTTCATCCTTTCTTAATAAGGTTAATAAAGTATCTATATTTATATCTTTTATTTCTGATGATTGCGTTATTACATCATTAAGGTAATTACTAGTATCCTTTCCTTCTAATAATGTATCTATTATAATATTCTTTTCTACACTAGTCCTTGATAATAAAGTGTCATAGATTACTCTACCTTTATCAAGTCTTGATAGTAATGTATCTATCAAAAACTTTTCTAGGATTGTATTAAATCCAGATTGCCCAAATTTTCCTGTGCCAAACTTGGCTGAAGTAATTATTGCCATTATTAATAAACACTCGTTTTAATATAAGCTTCTGAAGGAGTAGGTCCAGCATCTGCAGCATATGTGGCATACATACCACGAACATAACCTGCATATTTATCTCCACCCATTGGATCGTCAAATGCAGGAGGTGAAGTACAAGTGGCATTATATTGTATTGATAAACCATCAGAAGCATAAAATACACTAATATGATCATGTGTTCCACCTGCATCAGACGTTGCACCAAGAAGGTATTCAGTTGATGCAGTAACAGCAACTGGTGATGCAAATGTATGAGTTACCCATTCAGTAGTTTCTGCAGTATTATTACCTTTATGTACATCTCCAGTTTCTTGTATTAAATTCTTACTACTATCAAATAAAGCACATCTACTATCAAACTCTCCACCAGAATCAGTCCAATAATATGCATAGATACTTATGGATTCTATATTACCTCCACCATCTCCTGCTGTTGAGGCATATAAACCTTGAGTCCTACTATCAATATGATTAGATGTACCACCTTCAGTTTGATCTCCAAACCAAGGATCTATTGATAGAGTTTCACCAGAAGATATAGCACCAAATGTTGCCCCTATTCTAAGACAATATGTAGTTTCACTGTTAGGTAAAGTTACTTCTTCTATCTTAACAAATCTATTATTAGAGTTTCTAAATATACTATCAAATTCAAAGTGACACAATAATTTTGATTTATCATCATTATAAAAATTAAATATATAAGCATCTAAAGATGGTATACTGGTTATCTCCATTAATTTAGTTATATCATAATCTGTATATACAAATGTACCTTCTTCACCAGGAGCCCCTGGTTCATAAGTTGTATATACTCTTACCCATTTAATATTCTTTTGTGCATCGGATGCAAAATCAGGATTCAAGTAGAATTGATATTCAATACCAATATTCTGTAAATCAATTGGGGTTGTTATTTTAGTCTTTAATGCCTGTGGTAATCCTAAAGGCTCTGCTAATACAGCTACATCAACATCAAAGTCATTACCACCGTAGTCTATTGTACCTGTCCAACCCATCTTACGTTCATCAGGAGCTATATTATCATTTGTTTGATGATAAGGGGTTCTTACAGTATCTGTTGTAGTTATATAGAATTTATGCCAATTATCATTTATTTTACCCCATGCTTTCTGATAGATATAAAATAAAGGTTTATCATATGTATATGGTTGTCTTGGATACCATGTGATACACCCCAGATTCTTATGAAAACCAACAATATGATTTTTAGATTTGAGTCCTATCTCTTTAACTTGAGACCAAACTATATCATCCCAATTGACATCATTTAATATTGAATCATCTGTCTTTCTTATTATGATTTGTAAATCTTCTCCTATACTTCCTAATACTTTCATATTATAACTCCCAAGAATCGTTATCTAGATATAATTCATTACCGTAACTTAACGTATCCATATAAATTTCCCCACCACCTAAAGAAAAATTTAATTGTTTTCCAGGATCCGAAACTACTAATTTAAATGAGCCATTCTTTTGTAAATTATCATTCTTACATTTTACACTCACTGTTATACCTGAAGATGCATAATCTTGTAAATTTATCAAATATTTACCATCATTATCAGTTGTATCTGTTGTAGCTGTATCTCCTATTGCTTCAACTGTTGCACCCGAAATACCAGTAGATCCATCAGATTGATAGATATAACCATATAGTATCCACGGAAATGCCAAAGTCATTATTTACCGCCTATCTCTAAAGTTTCTGCATCAGTTACCGCTATCATAATTACATCATCTTCATGTATATCTATTGTAGGTTCCCAAAACCCTACTATAAAGAAATCATCCCAATCGTGAGTAGTTGAATTCCAATAATATATTATTTCATTAGCATCTAGAGTAGTTGTTATATGAGTATCAGCTATATCATTTGCTGTAGTTGAAGCATCATCAGTCCAACTAACATAATTTTTAGCACCACTTGTAGTAACTAAGGATACACTTCTAGTTGCAGTATAATCGATATTAGTATTTTCTAACATATCTATAGTTTGTGTACCTGAATCATCCAAATATATTTTAATTATATCAAATGTGTGTAATTCTAAATCGGTACCTGTACCATCACCATACCATAATTGCCACCAACCATGTGTTTCGTCATAGCTATCATTATTCCAGATAGCTATATATTCTGTAGAACTATCAAATCCTGTTATGTTATCGTCAAAATCACTAGCTGATATGTTACCTCCTAGATATACAAAATAATCTATACCATCATTTCTTATAGTTGCATTATAAGTAACATCTACATCAGTAATCCATGTTACATTATAATAAGTTATATTAATATTTCCTGTAAATACTCCTTTAACTCTTATAGTTCCATTGGTTACACTACTAATGTCATCACCATTACCCGTAAGGCTACCTAATAATTCATTATTTGATGTATCCACTATACTAAATACTGAACCGCTATCATTATCATGACCAACATAAAGTTTATCCCATGTTGTTCCCGTAAGAGTTATATCCTTACTAATGAAATTTCCATCACTATATGTATCAGTATAGGTATATCCGGCATAAAAAGTAAAATTACGAACAGTATAGGTATAAGCTGGAGTCCAAGGATTTTCTGGAAAATTAGTAAAAGTTAATGTATCCCCATAAGCTGAGTTATAACCTGATACACTAACAGCATTATAATAACAATTGCAAGTAGATGATGCTCTAGCAGCTAAACAATATCTAGTACCTGCGGTTACAGATAAGGGAGTATCGAATTCAGCTTTAAACCAACTTCTTGAAGTAGTATTCCAAGTATCTGTTATTGTAGTATTACCAATTAAGGATAAATCAGAATATAAATATAATGCAATTTTTAAATCAGTTGTTGCAACCGTAAAATCTAAATTTAGATAATAATATTTTATATCCCCTGATTTAGGGGCAATAAAGTTTGCTGAATACATATAAGAGCCAAGAGCTTTATTTGTTGCTCCTCTATGAACTTGTTTACCAAAAGTATCATCAATATCCTCACTCAAAACAAATACACCTTTACCTGAAGAAAATGTTACATTAGTACTAGTTTCTATAAATCCAATATTATTAATTGAATCATTGAAATAATCACTCCTATATGGTGTTGTTACAAAATTACTATAAAATGTACTATTAAATACTGCATCATTTGCAGTAACCTTCATATAATATAGTTGGCTATAATCATTTAAATTGCTAGATAAATCAACAGACACACTTTGATTTAAGATAGTAGTATTTTTACCTATATGAGTCCAAGTAGCATTATCAGTTGATATATAAAAGTCAACCGCACTATTGTTACCATCCAAATCAGTAACGGTAACATTATATATTGCTGACATACTTATGTTGGAGCCTTCATTAGCTGGAGTTGGGTTAGATATAATAGGATAAAACTCCTCTTCATAATCAATATATGCAAGCGAATCAACTGTTGCCGATACAGAAGTATCAGCATAAAATGTATCAGGTGGAACTCCAGAATAAGGATCATGATAATGAGATACAAGACCTGATCCACTTATGGTAGTTGACTTACCATTTTCAGTATATAGACTTATTTTATATTCAACCCCATTCTCTAATATAAATTCATTACTAAAATTAACTTGATACCATTCTGCTGAGGAAACTGATATATCATCTAAAGTTGCAAGTAAATTATCATTACTATCATATATACAAGGCACTACATCATAAGCATCACCTTCTACACCATAGAAATTAAATGAAACAGGAGTACCATCATTGCCAGAAAATGTTTTAGCTGTTGCTCTAATACACGCCCATATTGCACTAGCAGAACCAGTAACTGAATCATCATCATTTCCAAAATGTGGATCAACCGTAAAACTGTTTCCAGCATTAAGGGTTTGATTGGATATTATTCTGAACCAGAAATATTCATTATCTCCAATTGTTTTTATACCATGTTTAGCATGAATTTTACCAGCTTGAACAAGGCTTTTAATATCACTAAAATTAAAAAAGACATTATATTCTTCTGTTTCATTTGCTTGAAATGTTAATATATAATTCCACTTGGTAGAACTCTCATTAATATAATTCTTTACTCGTAAGTCTATAGCAAAACTAAAACGAAACTTCAACGCTTGAGTTGGATGGTTATTAGTAACAGTTAGATTTATTTTTTCGGATGTATTATCAATATTTGGTGTTCGCTCTATATTAAGCCATTGATTTAGATTAGTTCCCTCCCATTCATCTAGCCATTCAAGACTTACTGGATGTTGTGCTTCAAGTTGCCACAGACTATTCTCTCTGAATAGCTTCCAGAATGTAGTTTTATTTAAATTTTTAACAACCACTCTATTACCTAAAACACTTTTATTTTCTAGAGATGGTGGATATATATAATCAAATGCTGGATCATCAATTGGACTATCACTTGGAGTAATTGGAGGTAAATCAATATCCTCTATTAAGATAACACCAGCAGTGGATGCTGATGTAGCAAGTAATATTGCTAAACCTTTCTTTTTATTCCTTTTAACCCATTTGATTATTGGATCTTTATATAATATAATTATAATTAAAGAGGATAAAATTACACCTATTGGTATACTTATCTTCTTAGGTAAATCTAAATAAAATAAAGCTAATATCATCACTATTATAGATGATATAGCTATTATAGGTTTTATGAGAGTAGAACTCTTAAATAAACTATTTATTTTCTCTATCATTAATACACCGATACTTGCATAAATCCAGTTCCATATTGGATACCCGATGCACCACCACCTGAATACATGAATCTTATTTCTGTTTTACCACCATCAGATACTCCTAAAGGACTACCTTGTTGTAATTCCGCTGAGGATGTCTTATAGACACTTGTAGAGCCTGATAGTAATTCTATGCATAAATCACCCACCATAGCACCACCTGAATTACAAGCTGCGGCTTGCCAGATATAAGCCTTTTTACCAGCTGGACATGTAAATCTAGTTACATTAATATTTTGCTGAGCTGATATCATAATGTTAGCTACATTGAAATTCATAGCTGGCATTTTGTTTTCCCAATCAGCTCCATCCCACATTAATACCTCTCCACTAGCTGGAGTATTAATATTAGTATCAGTATGACCTGATATTAACATCATATCATGTTCATCACCAGCTCCATCTTGGAAGTAAAATTTATTATCGGATTTAGTATATATTGCTCCCATAGAAGCTTTAGCTGAAGGGGTTGTGGTTTCTGCAAAGAAATGAACCCCATTTGCATTAAAGTTATGTTTATGGGTTGTTTGATGTAAAAATCTAACTTCATCTGTTGCATCTTGTAAAGCTACATGAACATAATCATTATCAAGGATATCCATAAATGGATAATCGGTACCTGCACCAATTCTTAAAGCATTACCAGCTCCACCTTGCCCCCAAAGATAAGACCAATCTCCTGAACTACGGAGTTTAAATATTTGAGTTGCACCTGAATTAATTATTATTGGATCCTTACTTCTTATATCACTAGTATTTATTATTGTTGAAGATATATAAGGTATAGCAACTAAACCATAAGAGCTCTGTCCATCTAATTCTCCACCTAATTGAGGTGTAGTATCCTCTACTACATTATCTATACCTCCACCTGCTGCAACTGGACCTTGGAATACAGCACAAGATATAGTATGGGCTTGTAATGAACTACTAGATATACCTATCTTAGAACCTGATAAGCATATTTGACCTGAGCCATATAGTCTAATATAAGGATAATCATCTAAAGTATTGGCTTTTAATTTTAAATCATCTCCACTAGTTGCCCCACCTTCTATAGTAGATACATTTGAAGCATAAGAAAATTTAAAGTCTTGTGTAGATTGTTCCCAGAATGTGATGTCAGCATTAGAATATACCCTAACATCACCTGCACCATACATAATCATATAAGGATATGAATCGGAAGTATTTGCCTTTATTTTTAAATCGTCATTAGCAGTTGTGCCTCCCTCAATTATATTATCGTCACCATCTCTATAAAATTGGAATAATTGTGTAGTTCCAGATCTTAATACTATATTATACTTAGAATCTAAATATATATTTGATTTAGCTGTATCAGTAGATATATATGTACTTGGAGCGGAATAAGAAAATTTAAGGGCATTTGTTCCATTATCATAAAAGAAAGTATCTCCATCTGTATCAAATACTATATTACCTCCACCTTGTAATACTATATTTGGATAAGTATCGGAAGTGTTTCCATATAAGGTTAAATCATCACCAGCTGTGGTACCACCATATATCTTTTTACCTATATATTGAGCACTGGAAGCACTAGCACCTGATAGATTTCCATAGAATGTCACTGCAGTTAATGAGCCGGTTGTGGTATCGTCAGCGTTATTTACAAGATAATCAGTGTGAGCTTGAGTGTTGTCTTGACTATGGGTATAGGCTGTTCCATATTTTGAACTTGATGTTTTATAATATCCCAATACGCTACCTGATGCATCCGCAAAGTCTTTTCCTTGTTTAGCTTGAGATGATATAGTAGCATATCCTAATACTGTAACATCATTATCACCAGAGCCACTAATACCTACACCTGTTATGGGTGCAATACCAGTTCCTTCTGTAAGTGTACCCCATGTTGTGGGTGTATCGGACATTGCATCGATTTTAGTATCCAAAGCTCCTGATACAGTATTTACATAAGCTTTAATAGATTGTTGTGTAGCTAAGGATGTTGCACTATCACTTGCAAAACTATCCTCATCTAATATAGATGTAACCCTAGTTGCACCTACTTTTAAGGATGCAGTTGATATAGCTATTCCTGATACAGGTCCATAAAATGTTTTAGCGGTTAAACTACCAGTAGTAGCATCATCATTATTATTAAGTAAGTAATCGCTATGAGCTTGAGTATTATCTTGTGAGTGAGTGTAAGCAGTCCCATATTTAGTACTAGAGGCTTTATAATAACCCAGTACACTCCCTGAAGTGTTAGCAAAATCTTTACCTTGTTTTGCATTTGAGGATATAGTTGAATATGCAACTACTTCTAAAGATACTGCAGTAGAGCCACTAACTCCAATAGCCCCTTCAAATGGTGCTATACCACTATCAGCTGTAGCTGTGAGGGTAGTCCAATTTGTTGGAGTATCAGATAAGGCATCTATCTTTGTATCTAATGCACCCGATATAGTATTAATAAATGCTTTTATGGACTGTTGAGTAGCTAATCCAGTAGCTGAATCTGATGCAAAACTATCTTCATCATATATTTCATTAACTCTAACGGCACCTATTTTTAATGTATTACTAGATATATTTTGTGAGGATACTGACACTAAACCTTCTAAAGTTGTATCAAGATTAATGGTTCTTGTTGAGGTTATATCTCCTCCACCATTAAGATTAGTACCTGCTGTAATATCTACACCAGAATGGTCTATATGTTCATCAGCTACAAAGTTAGTTGTAGCATCATGGTCTACATGTTTACTATCATAAAAAGCAATCTGAGCAGAAGCATAAGCTTGATGGTATTTCTGAGCAGAAGTCTTATAGTATCCTAAGATACTTCCAGAGGCATCTGCATAATCCTTTCCTTGCTTTGCTTGAGAGGATATAACTAGATAACCCGGAACACTTATAGTTAATGCACCATCACCTGATATTGCATATGCACCCGTCATTCCAGCTATACTTCCATCACCTGCTGTGAATGCTTGCCAAGATGATATACCACCTTGAGGTGCAGCTTGACTAGACCATTTATTTTGAGTTGTATCCCAAGTTAATAAATCTCCATCAGCTCTATTATGCATGACAGCTACATCAATTAATCCTGATATATTATCATATAATGCACCAACTGATGAAGGGTAATAATTATGAGATATATGAGTAATTATAGAGCTTGATATAGCATTTACTTCTGTTTCAGTATAATATCTATCATCATGTGTGTGACTTGCATTAGCAAATATACCAGTACTAGTAGATATATAGGCTTTTTGCCAGTTAGCTCCAGATTTAATAACATCTTGAGGTATATCTGATAAAGTAACTTTTAAAGCACCTGATATCTTTCCTACTCCAATAAGAGTAACACCAGATGCAGAGGTTGGTGCTGTCCAAGATGATGGAGCACCATCAATAGAAGGATGTATATGTAATGCATCAGCATCTGAGCCATCAGTTAATGTTTCTAATTGTGATGCGGTTGCATCAGTTCCACCAATGAATTGAGTAAATCTAATTGTATTAGCTGATATTTTAGCACCCGATAAATAACCACTTAAGTGATTAATGTGTTCTGATGCTACAAAATTAGTAGTTTCATCATGATTAACATGAGCTGAATCATAAAAAGCTATTTGAGAAGATTGATAGGCTTGATGATACTTCTGAGCGGATGTCTTATAATAACCAAGAATACCTCCAGATGCATTAGTATAATTGTAAGCTTGAATAGCATTGGATGATATCGTATCTATATAATCTTTATTTACTACACCACTTGCAGTATATCTACCATCGTGAACATGTAAAGTGGATGCATCTGAACCATCCGTTAATGTATCAAAATTAGTATCATCTGTAGCGGTTAAGTGATAGTATTCACCAGTAGTACCTCCTTGTATACCACCTAAATCGTTATGTTGGTCTACATTACCAGCAGTAAATGATGTAGTCCAAGGATAAGAATAGGTTGCATCATCTAAAGAAGTTTGACCTTGTTGAACTATTACCCTAGCAGCTAGAATACTTGTGACATCTAATTGAGATGGTATTGTTGCAGGGGTAATAGAATCCTCAGCTTGTGCAAGGGTATAGTCACCTTGACCATATAATATATTAACATCACCTGTTATATCAACATATACCCAATGTACACCATATCTATTAGATGTTAGTGTATTTAATGTACCTGAATTATCATCATAATAATCAATATTTAAACCTACTTGCCCACTTGAATTATACCAACCACTAGAGCCATCTCTCCACCAATAAGTAAATACATTATCATGTAAATGTCCATCAGCAGTGGTATCAGATACCCCCTTACCATTTCCACTCCATATATATATTCTTTTATAACCAGCTGAACTTGGAATAGTAGTGGAACTAACAATATATATTCCATCATTTCCAGTGGATTCTTGTACTAATACATGATTTCCTCTAACTACGGTATGGGTACAACCTGTTACTGAAAACCAATTTTCTTCGTGATTTAGTGCCGTTATATCATGGTTACTCCCAGCATCAAAAGCAGTAGTTGTAAATTTATTTAGAGCTCTCCATAAAGTTCCTGTTGTTACTTGTAAAGAAGAGGGATGTCCAGTTGTTTGTGAAGAAGCAGTTATTATACCTGTTTGTCTTTCAGTTCCATATGAACTAAATCTTTTTAATACTTTATTACCTAAATCATTTATTCTATACCCACCTTCTACTATATGAGTTTCGGGTATGTATCCAGTATCCCAATCATTATAAATTCTAGCAAAATGTATTTGAGTAGTTCCATTGAAATTTCCAGTAGTTCTATGAGCATATTTAGGTGAGCCACCATTATAATCTATATAAAGATAATGTGAACCTTCACCCATTGTAATATTTGATGATGCTACAATATCAGCTCTCCATAATAGAGCATGTTCATCAGTAGCCTCTCTAACTGCTACATATGATTTAGATATATTAATTGAACCAGTTGGTCCACCAATAGTTACATTAGCTCCAGATAATAATACTGCTGAGCCGTAATTATCTACCCAACCTTGTAAAGAGCATTCAGTAGCTCCTGGAAGACAATCCATCATTACATTGTGTTCAGTTACTCCTGATATGTTTTGTGTAGATATAGATATTATATTGAGATGTTGAGTAGATGTACCTGATTCTTGAAATCTAGCTATTGCACTAGAACTTGTTATGAAGATATTATGATCGAATGCATCTTGAACTCGTTGTCCACTAAGATATGCTTGATGATATTTTTGTGCTGAGGCTTTATAGTACCCTAAAATAGCACCTGAAGCATTTGTAAAGTTATAAGCTTGTTTAGCTTGACTAGAAACTGTACCAAGGATAGATCCTTGATCAACTGATAAAGTAACTGCTGATGCTCCACTAATCTTTCCTGTAAAATCGTTGATACCAACTCCATCTTCTATTGTTACCCATCCAACTGTACCTTCTGAATTGTCATCCACATATTTTTTAATAGACTGTTGAGTGGCAAGAGCAGTAGCACTATTAGTAGACATATCATCTTCATCTAATATTGTAGTTACTCTAGAAGCACCCAACTTAAGTGATGCACTAGATATAGCAGTTGATGATATTGGACCTACATATGATTTAGCAGTTAAAGTACCTGATGTAGAGTCATCTCCATCATTTATTAAGAAAGCATCATCAACATTTAAAGTATTAGTTGATAATGTAATATTAGTGCCAGCTACCAAATTAGTCTCATTCATATCCAATTTAGCTAATGTTATTTGTTGATCGGATAATGTAAGGTAGGTTTCTCCTGTTAAGGTTACTCTAGGATGAGCTAATTGTCCTGATAAATATGCTTGGTGATACTTCTGAGCTGAAGTTTTATAATATCCTAAAATATTACCTGATGTATTTATGTAATTATATGCTTGGAGAGCGTTGCTAGATACTGTACCTAATATAGCACCCTCATCTACTGATAATGTTATGGCACTAGCTCCAGATATCTTTCCAGAGAAATCATTAATACCATTACCATCTTGAATAGACACCCATCCAACAGTATTCTCATAGTTACCCTCAGATTCATATAGAGTATCGAACCAAGTTTTTAGATTACTAGAAGGTGAATGTATTGCCTTATTACCACTATGTCCATAATAGCTACCGCTAATAGCATCCGTTACATCAGTATGATCATTCCAATCAGTTGCATTAATTAAATCTCCTATGTTCTTAGTATCATTATAAGCCATTTTTACACCTTTTTAATTTTAATCCTTTTATAAATTAAACAAGAAAACATAGAAATATATGAAACTAAACCCAAGCGTCTCTGGTTTTAAAAAAGTTCACTTGCTTTGGGATACATATTCAATATATCTCACCTAGGTAATTATTGAATCTCCTCTTTCATCAATCTTTAAGAGGGTTTTATAGTTATTACCCTTTACTTTTGTTTGATAACCTAGAAAATATTCTATCCAACGTTTTTCTCTAGAATATTGCCCAGATGTAAATCTTTCTCTCTTTAAATGTCCTTTACAATCACACATACCAAACTTAGCATCTTCAAATCTCTGGTATTCTTTACCACAGCTTTTACAGATGAATAAGTCATGTGAATTGCAATTAGGGCATATAGGAGAAGAATATTTTGAATTTGTTTTAGGGGAAGTTGAACTAAATTCAAATTCTTTCCCACACTTTCTACATAAATGATATTCCTCGTGACTAATGAAGACATCCCTATAGTGGATTAGTCTTCTGTCATTATCTAAATTAATCTCATATTTTGGTAAGAAAGGTATTGATACCACAGGATCTATTCCCTTTTTGGTAATACCTTCAGCCAATTCTTTATCAAATGGATATAACCCAAATTTTATTAATTTATCCTGCTCTATATCAGAGAATCTATTCTCTAAATATGTTATAGGATTATATTGAGGCAAACAAGTGCCATCATCATATTGAGCTATCCAATAATATACTAACGGTCTATTTTGAGTCATAAGCGGATTGTATTCCTGTCTCCTTCCATTTTATTGGAGGATTCAATAGTATTTACACATTAAAAACATTATTTATAACACTCTCCAATTTCATTAAAGTGTTTTATTTTTGCTATAAGTTTTATCTCATTGTTATTTAATTTGTTAAATTTATTTGAAGATTCAAATCTACTTTCTAAATATTGTATCATTAAATCAGCCAAATCTGATTTTATTATAAGATAAGGTCTTACAATCTTAAGGAACCAATACATTTCCTGTTGTTTTACAAATTGAAGTGTTAATATATTATTATTCTTTCTAACATATATTATACCACCAAATCTATGTTGAATCCATTCTAACATGTCTCTAGATAAATTAGAAATGCAAACACCATAATATGTTTGTGGATATCCAGTATCGTTCCTTACTTTTCTATTAGCGTAGATATGTCCTTCAGCATCTAACATTGCAGCCGCATAGGCTTTTTCTGATGCACTGTAATTATTCTTCATACAAATCTCACCTCGATTGTATGATAACATTTAACATAAATATATACAATCAAACCTCACTATAAACAAATGTTGCTGTTTTATCAGACTTTTCTCCTTGTGTTGCTCCACTACCAACAATAACTTGTGTAGCTATACAATAACTTCTACCTGTAGTAGCCCCAACTACTTGTCCTGATTGAACCATCAGAGCATTAGTTTGAGAGTTAAAGTTATCTATCAGACACATTCCACCAGATAATCTTGGTTGCCCAACTGATGTTCCTGAAAAGAAAGTATAACCTGTTGTTGCTGCAGATATCAATGTCCCAGCTACTGATTCAGTACCGGTTGCTTGTTTATACATACTAGAAGGAAAACCTTGTGTTAAAGTCTGACAACTTGCTACTGTTGATGCTGACACTGCAATATATAAACCTGCTGGTGTAGCTTGACTACTACCTAAAGTCCAATCTACTCTTGAAGAATTTGTCCATGTTTGATAATACTTCAAATTCTTTATATAGGTTGAAGGTGCTGCAGTAACGTTTATACAATGAGTAGTCCAATAAGATCCACTAAATCCTAAATCTACAGTAGGTATAGGAATAGGATAAGTAGTTAAACTACCATCAACTTGATCAGAAGTTTGATATCTTGTACCTGATTTAGCTGTACCTGAGTTATCTTTATAAGTGAAAGTCCCAGGAGTTGCTCCAGTAATCTGTTCCACTTGAACAGTTGCTACGATATTATCACACTATATTTATAACATTTAAACATACTAACATACATTAATGTCTATATTCTTCGGGATTTACCTTTATGAGATTTTTTTCCAGCTTCTTTATAAGCCTTTGCTTTTTCTTCAGCTTCATTTACTATATAATTCTCAATAAAAGCTATATCAATTGGATTTTTTCTACGTATATTTCCAACCTCCGAAGGTGTTTTGTGTAAGAATTTACAGACTCTAGCTTCTAACTGGCCTAATCCGCTCTTAACGAAATTTCTTTAATTCGTCTGAAGTAACACCACTACCCCTCTGTGTCTCTCTAATTAACTCTGTTATAAAACTTTGTAATGTAGAGAAAGAAATTTTCTCTTTCCAAAATTCTATATTAAGAGATGCATCTAAACTAAGTGTAGCTGCTAATTCAGGTAACTTTTCGTAAATTTCCACCATTTTCTGAAGAGATTCGTTATCCATTTTCCCTTCATATATTGCGGCTTCAGCTGATAGTCTCATTATCATCATCATTTCTTGTTGTGTAGGTTTTTTTGCCTTTATCATCCTTTTAGTCTCTGGGGATGATTCAAATGTGACGCTCAATATATCCTCTTGATAATCTCTTTCAAGTTTATCTCTAGTTGCTATTTGCTTTATAACAGCTTCTCTATCAGTTCCTTCTTTCTTTTTTATTTTTCTTTTGAGATCATCAAAATCTTTTGGTGGTGTATTTTCATTTTTAGTATCTTCTGCCATATTAATGAATTACCTCTATTTTACTTTTTGATATAATATATAAACATTAAGACATAAATTAGTACAATTAGCTCCAGTTCCAACATTCTGATATTATTGGATAATTTGCACCTGATGCTGTGGATCTATTTGAAGATAACAGATATGGATATAGCATTGTAAAATCTATTGTTCCTTCTGTGATATCGTCAGCAGTTCCTATACTGAAATCAAATCCAGTAACTTGACAACTTTGTAAAAAGAAGTGCAAAGAATTTGCTCCACAATTGCCTGATACACTTATAGGACAACCAACTATCATATTATTAACTAACTTACCGACAGCTGTAGAATGCATCTTACAAGCGGTTAGAGAGCCTTCAGCTGATAATGAACCTGCTAATGAAAAGTTACCCTTCTCACCAACTAATTCCTGTTCAGCGGTACCTTTACTCAGTGTTAACGAAAAATCAGATATAGCTAATGTTGAGTGACTGAGCTTATTTGTTACTCCTCCACTACCTAAATAGATAGTTGCATCTTCTCCTGTATATACTGTAGGTGTTCCTGCCATAATTTAACCCCACAAACAATTGCTTAGGTAGTTAATATCCTGTGGATTTAGAACTACGAAATCTATACTTGCTTCTGTTATTGTATCAGCATCCCCGATGGATATATCATAACCAGTTACTTGGCATGATGTAAGATACCAACTGAGATATACTGCATCTGTATCTGTAGATATTGTTCCTGAAATGGCTAAATATGCATAAGTTCCTGCATCGTTGTCAAGTAAGTTATCTAAGATATCAGATAAACCACTTGTTGCAAATTTTGATGCAGTAAGAGAACCATCTAAAGATAAAGATCCTTGTTCAAAATAATTGCCTTTTTCTCCAATCAAATCTTGTTCGATAGTACCTCTATCAATTGTTAGAGAGAAATCAGCAATACCCCATGTTGAATGGGTTTTATTTGTCCAAGTTGGTGCTGCTCCACCTGCATGTGCTGCTAGATGTACTTTAGCGTTTTTACCTGTGACTGTTCCAGCCATAATTAATCTTACCTATCATTAAAACATTAATTTACTTACAAATATTAACAATACATTTAAACATCAGTCATCGAAAACTTTTGTCATAGTATAAGTTTGAATTTTTCTATATTTACCATACTCATCGAGATAATCATCTATATCAGCATCCTTCCTACATCCACCTGAAATCATTCTTGGAACAACTGCATCAGCAATCTGTAGAGTTTGTAGACGTGTGTTACCATAAATATCAATCTGAACAGTAGAAGTCTCTCTTCTCATTTGAGAGCCTGCTGCTGCAGTATTATATCCTAGATAACCAACATCCGTACCAGTTGCTTGATTAATTGTTATACAAGGAAAATTATCCTCTTTTTTTATCCAACCTATATTTATATCGTTTTTACTGACAATATTAGTTATTGTAGTTGAACTTAATAAGAATTTTCTTATATCAGTTATTGCACTTAAACTCATAATACGCTCCTCATACTCTTCCAGACATCTCTTTTGATTCTATTTTTTATACTTTCCTTTACCCATTGAGATTCAATAGCACTTCTAAAATAATATTTTGGTCTTTGTATTAGAAATGCTCTTCTTATCATAGGTTTACCTTGATCATCAAAACTTGCTTGACCATATTGTTGCTTTCCGATTGGAAAACCTCCACTACCTCTCTTTACAACTAGAGTTGTACCTGTTTGTTCACCACCAAGTTCAACTACTGCGGCATGTTTTGAATTACATGATAGTCTTCCAGTTAATTGAGATTCAGGTTGCCATCCCCAATTTTCTTTATTGGCTATGGATTCCCCATCCAAAGACATACCAGGCTCCTTAGAGAGATTAACTAAATTTTGTATAGCTCTATCTCTTAGTAAATCAGCTCCATATTGTAATGCATGTTGCATAGAATTTGGAACGAATTTATCTATTTTCTCTAATTTCCTAATTATATCCTTTTTTCCTCTAATTTGAGTTACTTTTAAATTCATGATATCAAACTCAATAAAGCTTTTTGATGATGAAACGAAGAATCGAATTCACATGCTTTTACTCTGTAATTAACACCTTGATATGTTATCGTGGAATTTGTAGTTAAACCTGCTGAAGATACACAATAGCAAGTATATTTAACATCATCAAATATACCTGGTCTTTCTATCCTTTCACTTATAGTTATAGGAACCATTCTACATTTAGTTTTGGTTGTACTGTCAGTATAAGTGTAAGTCCATTCTCCTAATTGATTTTGGGATGACGCTTTAGTAGTTTTATATAATACGTTATTCAATAAAGTTTCGTAACTCATATATATCTCTTATATTTTCTATCATGATGAATTTGATAATGACAATCTGAACATAATACTACTAAATTTGACTCACTATGAGAGCCTCCAAGTTTAACTGGTTTTTTATGGTGTAAGTGAAGATGTCCTTTTGAATATCTACCACATAATTGGCATGTATAATTATATTTTTCAAATAGAGCGAATCTTAATTTGTTCCAATTAGGTGGATATAGATTTGAAGGTCTGGTATAAACCATTAATCATTACTCCTATATACCTTCCACCTGTTATTAGTTGACCTCTTATTTAGCATTTGTAATGCCATTTTTTCCCAAGTTACTGAAATAACATGTGGAGATGATTGTATATCGGTACCTCTTGATATAGGCTGAGCTAATTCATACTCATAATCACCTAAAGCTTCTCTACTTAGAGTATAATATTTTTTAGCTAATTCTGGTGCTAATATTATTTTTGATGCTATTAATAGAAGACAAGGTATCCTTGCTTTTCCAGATGTTGTTGAACCATCATTGAAATAAACTGCTTCAACATAATCTTCTACAGCCTCTATTTTTCTTAGGATTTCATTTGTTGTGATGTCATCATAATCTAATGGAGGTGTAAAGAATCCTCTAACATCTTCTTCATTAACGTATTTTGTAGTATAATCCGCCATAGCTTACTTTAGATGATATCTTCTTGGTCGCCTATTTTCTTATCAACTTTCCTCATATCTATAGTTTTTCTTCTTCTTATACTCTGATCTGTTGGAAAAGGGAACTGTTTTATTTGAAAAGTGTCACTATTTGTTGCTCCTCTACCTTGAGAACCTGATATTTCATATTCAAGAATCTCATCGTTAGTTAATTTAGTTCTATCTAGTAAACCCTTTCTTCTCTTAGCTTGATATTTCTTTGTAAGCCAAGATTGACTCCCTTGTGAATAATTACCTGCTCCTTTTCCATGCAACATATTTACCACTTATATTTAAAGACAGGTAAATAGCCAGTGAATGAAGTTCCAGTACCACCACTCATCATGGTGATTCTAACCCAACCGTTTGTACTTGCAGCTGGTAATACTTGTTCACCGCCTGCTCCTGAAGCATATATACCACAGGTTGCTGCACCAGAAAAGAAATTGGTACCGTCCCAATGGAGATTTATACCTCTACCAGTATGGTCTATCCAAAGTTTTTCGATTGATAATACAGGAATGCTACCGCCTTGTGTAGGCATATCATCATTTCCTCATTTTATAACATTTATTAAACATAAATTCATCATCTATGCAGTTCATTCCTAATACTAGGATTTAAGGATAATCCTAACAAAACCAACGAACATAGATAACATACACGATTCACTAATTGATTATAGAAATCTTTGTGAGACTACTTATGATAAATCTTACAAGCTGATGCTTCTTGAAGTACACCATATCCATATCTCATAGTAAGTGCTAAACCTACTAAGTCATGGATTGGATCATCGTATTGTTCGACTGTAAGATCCCTTCTCATACATGTAGCTCCGAGATCGTTCTTAGAGAATACTAAAGCGGTTACGTCACTACCAGCTGTGGTATCATCCCATGTTGGTGATGCTGCATCGGTTGCAGTACAATCAAATGGAGTTAAACCCATAAGTTTTCCACCAAGACCGTAATTTCTTAAGGTTTGGTTTCCGCCAGCCCAAGATACATATGCAAGATTTGAATCTTGTATAAGATATGCTTCTGCTGTTGGATGTAGAACTAATGTGTCTGGTAGGTAATTTTGTTTTTTGACTTTACCTATACCCTGTGCAATATCAGAAACTGCAATATGTGGTCCAGCTGGGTTTAGAGTGTTTGTGGTTACACCAGCTAAAACAGCGTTAAGGATAACTCTGTTAAGCTTGTTCTCCATTCTTGCTCCAGCTTTCTTTAATTCAAGTTCGATTACATCGAAGAGAGCATCTTCAATCAATTCATTTGTAATTAAAGGTCTTACACCATATTTATCTATTGTGATATCGGTCTTTGAATATTCCTGTGTATCTATGGTGATTTTGGCTCCTTCTGCTACTTTTTCTGCATAGGTTCCATCCTCTCCTTTTACAAATCTAACAGAATAACTATCTGTGTTTATAATTGGTTGGGCTTCTCTCCAGCATTTGAATGGTTCTGAACCCTCAATTACTGTTTTGTATACTTCCTCTTGAACTAAAGTGGATGCATTTATAGCGTTTCTTTCAGATTGCAATAGAGCTTTATAACCATCTATTCTCTTTGGATTATCTTCATCTCTAAAATAACAAGATGAGTCCTCTAAAGCTGTTTTGAAGGATTCTTTGTTTAGGAGTCTTTTACGTTCTGAGTTACCAGCGAATCCATACTCCAAAAGTTTTGTTAATGCTTTTGTCATAATTACCTAAATATTTATTTTACATAAAATTAACATACGTATATACGTGTTTGGGTTTTTTTGCTTAGACTAATAGAGCTCTAATTGTTCCGTGTTGTGTAGTTGATGTCTCTAATGCAATAGCCTGTACTCCAGAACAACATGCATTTGCTTGTGCTTGATGATCTTCTGTGAAGTAACCTTCAGCTGTACATGCCATAGCATCTCCAGCTGCGACTGCTACTGAAGAACCACTGACTTTACACCTAACTATGTTACCTGGTCCGTAAACTGCTACTGGGTTTCCATCAGCGATTTCATATGCAGCTACACCGACACAACCATGTGCTATCTTAGTTGTTGCGGCAGGAGCTTTAACTTGTAAAGTACCGATTGCATATACTCCTTGACCAGCATAAACTGTTCCTGAAGCATCGTAATCGAAAGCAAATGTTCCTTCCTGGACTATAACATCTTCTGCTACTGAGGTAAATGCCATATTTTTATCACTTTATTTTAATAACATTATGTACTGACATCTTATCTTAAATTAAGGTTTAAGATAAACTTCGCCTCTTCTGACTATAAAATTGTCATCGTGCTCTAATTCTTCAGTTTCATTTTCTTCTTGAACTGTTTTAGGTTCTTCTTTTGACTTATCTAATATTTTAACTTTTTCTTTTAGAGCTTCGATTTGGTCGTCTCTAGCTTTGATTGAAAGTTTCTGTTCCTCTTTGTCTATCAATGATTTTACTGCTTTTGTGAGTGTGTCTATAGACTCTTTAAGGTCATCAAATTGGGATTTATAAAATGCAGGAGGTTCCAAAGAATCTGGACTTGGAGCTGCTGCAGATGATTGGTTTGCTGGATCCATGCTTCCAAAGGGTGCACCTTTTTCTTCCTCTTCTGGAGGTTCCTCTTCTTTTGGAGGCTCTTCCACTGGAGGCTCTTCGGCTTTTTCTTCAGGAGTCTCTTCAGGAATTTCTTCTGATTTTTCTTCTTTTGGCTCAACCATATTTTGTATGATTTCAGTTATAGAAGATACAGATCTTTCTATATTAGATATTCTATCTTCAATAGATTTATTCCATTCTTCGACTTCCTCTTCCTCTGGGAGTTCTTCTTCAGGCATTTCTTCCTCATCTTCTTGTTTTTCCTCTTTTGGTTGCTCTTCAGTCTTCTCTTCTTCTTTTGTTTCTTTTTCCTCTACTTCCTCTTTAACTTCCTCAGTCTTAGTCTCTTTCTTTGATTTCGTCATTTCTTTCACATTTTCTAGACATTTGTTACATACATAATCATCCAAATTAGACTTAGATACTATAATAAAACCTGAATTTTCATTAACAGGTTTTGAGCAAACACTAACCTCAAATATATTAATTTCATCAAGGACAGTTATACATTTTTTATCTTCACAATGTTCATGATCTCTTAAAACTTCACATCCAATTGAGAAACCATTTATTTCTTTATCTAAAATAGATTTCCAAATTTCATCTGCTGTTTTAATATCTCTTCTTATTTCTGCTACTATAAAGAGACCTTTATCATCAACATGTGTCTCTAAGTCTCCATAACTAGGTATTATTTTACCTATTTGGATATTTTGGTGAACTAACATTAAATTTGAATAATGTGGATCTTTAAGTAATGTTTCTATACCTTTCTTTAAAGTTTCTATAGGTATAAATTGATCCTCTAAATCTACAACTGCTATGTTAGCATAACCAGCTATAATTCTATCATTTTCCGCTTTATTGATTATATTTATATTTCCTCTTAAGTTGAAAGGAGTTTTTTCAATTATATTAATATTTGATTTTTCACTAATTTTTTTAGCTTGCTTTAAGCTTAATATGTATTCCCCTTCTTCACTTAATTTTAATAAACCTTCTACTTTCATATAATTATACCATTACCGCTACAGCTAAAGTTATCATAGCTATTATACCCGATACTGTACCTGCTATTGTTGCTACTCTTACATTAGTTCGATTAATTTGTTTCTTTATATCTTTGATGTCAGACTTAATCTCATCTACATCTCGGTTTATATTATCGAGTTTATTTGTGACTTCTCCACGCCATTCAGTTTGCTTAAGCATAAACTTTTCGTAATCTAATGCCATTATTCCTCTTCTTCTGTCCACATTTCAACAACTGATGATACACCATTGTATTTTAGAGGCATGCAAACTAAATCATAAATTTTATCGGACATTGGACTCTTTGTATTTTTTTTAACTACTACTTTTTTAGTTTCCATACATTTAACCACTGGACAATTATCCTTTAGTGGGCATTCACCTGTTAATATTCCTATACAAGGAGCTCTAATAAATTTTTCAGGATCGTGTCCTAAATCTGATATTCTATCTTTAATTGATTCATTTAAGAATAATATATTTCTTTTCTTATCCGTTATTACTATATAGGTATCGAATGTATTGAAGTAAGTGAAAAGGATATCCAATAGGGGTCCATTTGATAATTTACCTTCTACCTCCAGCCTCAATTCTTCTTCTAATTGTTTTAACCGTGATAAATCTACCATCTTGATTCAAATATAAATACATTAAGACATTATAGCCATTCACGTTTTAGTGGTATCCAGTCACCATGAACATGACTTGAACCTGACCAAACATATAAACAAACAGCTAAAGCATTACCATAATGTAAACCTGAAGGTCTAAAACCTGTAAAACTAATTACCCTCGATGAGGAGGATGGACCTGCATCTTCAAGACATTTATTACAGCTTGCTCTATACGTTCCAATAAGACTCATTTTTCTCTTTTATGTTTTTTTACATATTATACATACTTAATCAACTTCTACAGTTTCGGATGGTACGTAAGGGGTATAATGTCCAGATATATGAGGTAATCTATCCTTTATATCCTCTATTATACTCATGATATTATCATAATCTTCTTTATTTACTTGAATAGCTCTACCTTGTCTTACCGCTTTATCGTAAGCTTCTTTCTTAGATTGCTCATTACCTGGAGTATAGGTGTAACATTTACCTGAATCTCCCCAGGAATAACCTGGTTTACCATCAGTGTGACAAGATTTTACTGGCATATTAACAAGATATATAATAATTATCTACATTCTTTGGATTTAGTTGTGGAATTGTTTCTCCATGTAGCATAAGTTTATCAGCCCACCAAGTTGCTCTATCTTCGTAACCACTTTCTTCAAATGGTTTATTGGCATTATATGTTTTTTCAATCATATATATCTCATTTAAAAACTAAAAGAGCAAAAACAATAACCCATCATTTTTGCATTAAACCCTGGATTTTCTCCAGTTTCCATTACTCTCATTTTATTTTCTCCTATAACCTATGATATATGGGAATATACCTGGTCCAAAGGGGACTACGTTTCTTATACACATATTAATTAACTACCTCCGTTAATATATACCATATTGCTACTAATGTTAGAACAAGCCAGGATATTTTGTTAGCTACATATTTAAATTTCATATTTTATTAATACCCATTATATGACAATGATGATGATCAAATATTCTTCTGCCTTTACATCTTAGGGTGATTCCACCACCAAATATTCTTCTACTCCTATATAATATTCTGCCCCATGACTCTCTAGTTATTTGTGTTATATGTTCACCGTAAATTACCATAGGAGTTTTACAAGTTAGACAATCAACTATGATGAATTCGGCTTTAGGTATATCCTCAACTTTCTCTGGGTAATATAATTTTGTTTTTAGATTATTTTTTGGATCTAAAAATATATCACAGAGAGGACAACCCTTTACTCTAATTTGATGATCCATTATTAACTCTCTAAGTATCGGATGGTTTTACCATCTTCAGTTTCTAATACCAAATAGTTTCCTAATTCACAAGATGCATTCCACTTACAATGATGACATTCTTTGCCATAATTTTTACAACGGTTGTAGAATGAGCATACTATATTTTTTGTTTTCATAGTGTATTTACCATTATCACATCATTCAATTCTTCTCTAAATTTCTTATTGAATTTCCTACCTAACTTAGGAATCACTTTAATATCCTTTGAATAGTATTTAATTTTATTTTCAATTAGATATTCAGCTATATTATTTATTATGGTATCAAAACCACTATCTATAAATACTATAGTTGGTGTTCCACTATATGTTAAACATATACATTCCTTTCCAAATACTTCTTTCATTTCAATGTATTCAGTTATCAAGGTTTAATCCTCGTATTTTCACAAGCTGGATATAGAACTACTGCTGCTCCTATGAATTCTATATTACTTGCATATCTTTTATTATCATCTGGATTCCAATAATCTTGAGTGGTTAGCTCAACTGAAAGCCAATTAACTAAACCATTATCTATCATTTTAATTACACTCTTAGCATTTTCAGTTATTGGGAAGATATATAAATCTCCTCTAACAGCTCCGTCCTTGAAATACGTATTCTTAATAAAACCTACTCTCTTTAGAACTTCAAACGAATGATCTAAATTAAGAAAATTAGCTGACCAATTTGTTGCACCCTTTTCAATTTCATCATATGTGTACATAACTGGGCTCATAGTAATTGAATCTGAGAACTCACCTTCTGTTAATAGGATTGTGTCTCTATAGATTCTTACATCTGAAGATTTACTAAGAATTTTTTTATTATATTTAAACGGAATCATCGGGAAGTGAAGGTTTCTTTCCTTCTGTTTCTTCATCTTCATTGTCATCCTCTTCTTCTTTAACAGGCTCGATTACAATTAATTCATCCCCACCTTCTATTGGAGCGTAACCGAACATAGATCTTACTTCATTTATAGTAAATGGTTGTTTACCAGATGGATATCCTCTTAATAAATTTCCAAGCCATTTTGATTTAACAGCTTCATCAGCATCAGTCACTGAATTGAATCTAAGAAATACTATATCAGGTTCAAATCCATTCTTTTCTAGTATTGGATTTATTAATTCCATCCTGATTTGATTTGCTATTTTAGTTTGTATGGAACGAACAAATCTTTCATACATAACTTCCTTGATTTTAGCTGTAGCTTCTGTAGATCCTTTACCTAGTCCAAGAGCTTCTTCTGGGCATAACATTCCTATAACTAATTGAGTTTGGAATATATTTGAATACTCCTCTACTCCTGGAACTCCTTTTTCATCAATTACCTCTATATCAACTAATCCTGGTAATATAATCTCATTTAACTCTGTAATGTCCTCTAATTCACTCTGTATGTCAGTAAATACCGATGTAGGTGGTATTTCCTCTGGTGTACCTACTCTAACCTTATATTTAGGTGTACCGTGTCTGATAATTGCATTAGCTAAAGCTTGATCGGTAGCTATTTTTCTATCTATAGTCTCCTTAGAAGGTTCTATTAGAGAGAGACCATAAGGAGAACTTGCTCTCGGGAAGAACTTGATATGTATTATATCCTCCGGTTTTAATACGGTAGGTTGTAGTTTTCCACCAATCTTTTGTTGAAAACCTGTAGTTACCCCAAATTTATCATAAAGTATATTCATAGTTATTGGATCAACTGATTTGAGTCTAGTTATATCTCCTTTAGAAGTTTTAACTAACTCTATGAATGCATCTCCATATACTAATGTATATATTACACTATCCAATAACACTTCATCTAATGTTATCTTATCTAAATAAGACTTAATTAAAGTTGTTGCATTCTCATCATCCGACATTAAATTATAACCTACCATTATAGCGTTCCAAGCAGTTATATTTACTGCTGCAAAGACTGTATTTTCTCCCTCATAATAATCTTTATAAGATTTTAATAGGAACTCAGTTCTTTCACTAGATGAAGAAATTTTACCTTTTTCTGCACCCTTTCCAGTTGCTATTATGGTTTTAGGTTTACCTTTATCGTCAAGATAAATAGATCTTTTCTTTCTCCTTAATTGTAAAGGAATTCTATCTCTTAATCCCATATAATCCTCTTCTTTTAATCTTTTTCAATTTTTTTAATATTTTCCTTTTCTGTACCAGTTAGTGTGATTTCTAATGTGGATACCTTTCTTTTATCAAAAGGTTCACTATCAACTTTTATTACGTACTTTGGATTGTCTAAATAATCTCTAATTAGTATAGCTAGAATATCTATAGCTTTCTTAATATTGCTACCTCTAGCCATTATAATTATATTCTTTTCTTTTTCTGGAGTATAGAAAACCGCAGAGATGTATCTAGAAATATCTTTGCTTCCAATATAAATTTGTTCTGACATGTGTCCTCCATTATACTTTGGTAATTTTATACCTATTAACATTAGGTTTTGTAGAACCTACTTTCTTTCCTATGGATATCATATCCTTGACTGCCCCCCAGTCTACTGGTTTATCTATGTCACTTTCATGTTGTGAAGCTTGTACTGCAAAGGACAATGAGTCAATAGTATCATCATGTGCTCCTCTAGGAAAATATATCATTTCATCTGCCCATTCTACTAATTTTGGGTTTAAATATATTCGTTGAGTTTCAAATAATACAGATAATCTCTGTACTCTAGACATCCTATCATTTACGATGGATGATTTTATAGGAACTATCGGGAGTGTAGTAGATTCTGTTAATTGATCTACAATCATTTTCTGTTGTGCTGCTTGTTCTATTCCTATTCTTGAAGGTGTCCATTTAGTATCATATGATTTAATGAGATCAAATTGCCTAAATAAAGAGGCTTTAGTTCTTAATCCATCCAATACATATACCTTTCCTTCATATACTCCTATCACAGTTATGGTGAAAAAATCAGTATCCTTTCCTTTAGATGATAAATCTACTCCTATAAAAGTTTCTATTTCATCTTGTGGATATTTAAAGTGCTCCACTGAATATTCAACCCATGCTCTTTTAATGGGTGAATCCTCAGAGGATACTATTTCATTTTGATATTGCATTTCAAAACTGATACTCCCCATACCAGCTTTTCTTTTCATAAGTTCCTCGTAGGTCCATTGTCCTGGCCAAAGAACTTCCTTTTTCTCCTCATCTATGATAGCTTTATATGTAGCTGATTTATAATTGGTAAGTTTCTGAAAGTAATTATGAATATCATCTTCGTGCCATCTTGTACCTATAGAGATTATTTGTCCATTAGGTTCAAGCATAGGTGTTATGGTGGAATTATACCAATCAACTAATTCCTTTCTTCTATGTTCAGTTCGTGAATTTTTTTGGTCAGTTATATCGTCTAAGACGATTATATCGTAATGTCCTCCAACCATTCCTGCAGTAACTCCATATACCGTGAAGGTTGGTTCCTTGTTAGCCATACCACCTTGTCCAGATCTTAATACTCTAAGAGTAGATCTTGACCAATCAGCATAACCCTTCTGTTGACCAAAAGTTTGTATTAAGGTATCATTAGATTCCAAAGGTCTTTGTACTAATGACATCATTTCGTTAGCTTTATCTTGATTAATTGTGACAGTTAGAACCCTTATATTTGGGTTCTTAACTATTCTCCAAGTGAGATAAGCTCCTACTAGGACTGATTTACCATGTCCTCTTGGAGCTAATAAAGAAGAATATTGATTCTTCTCAAATAATTCTATCCATTCCTTGTGAAACCATTCACATTTGAGTCCAAGAATATCGGTTATGAATCCTTCGTAATCGAGTGCATATTTAAATGAGTCTAAGTCTTGTGTCATAATATCGAATGAATAGAAAAAAACATATAAACATAACTTTTTATTGATTAGGACTTTATTTAACCTTAGAAGTTAAAGCCAAATGAGAAAGTTAATCCTAACAAACTCTGTGCAATAAATAGTATACCGAAGAACGGTAATACCCATTTAGATGCATCGGATAACCACTTATCTAAATCCATTTTCATCTTTTTCTATTTTTTAATAACATAATATAACATACCATTGGTTCTGAGCTTTGTTTTGCTCTGTAGAAATCTACAGTGTCTACTGTCTGTCTTAAAGAACCATTAGGTATGATTCTTTATGTCTTCAAAAGATTCGACAGTCTTTACAGAAATTCTGACTTATTATTAAGCTTCAACTTCTATTGTCTTAGTATCGTTGTAGTGCTTCAATAGGTTCATTAAAGCATGTATCATACCAACAATTATAGGTATATATACTGCGTATTCAACTGGAAATTCAGGTCCTTGTACGAAGTCAATGATATAAGCTAGTATAATAGGTACTAAAGTTATTAAAAGTCCTGTGAAGAACTTTTTAACTGTTATCCATGGATCGTATGCCGAAACGGTTACTGTCTTATATTTCTTTTTAGCCATATTTATCTTCTCCTAATTTGTATCAACATTTTTTGTGTAGATTTTATTTATCTTATTTAATACACGCTCTCTACACTCGGGACATAAATCATTTTCTGCTATATCAATCATGATTATGTTTAGATTCTGTATTTTCTTTTGATTTATCTCTCCAACATTCTTTATTTGTTTACCTAGATGGAACATTTTTGACTCAGAAAGTTTTAGTTTGTCCATCATGTTTTTATTAGATTGTTGGATTACCTTTGTTAAATCAGAATAACTCCCATCTTTTTCAGCCTTCTTATATAGCTTATCTAATCTAGTTGACCATTTATTTAATTCTTTTCTGATTTCATCAGATGTTTCTTTATAGTCTCTTTTTACAAAATCAACTAAATCTTCTCCTTTCTCATCCAATTCGATGAGTTGGTTTTCGTCCTTTCTTTCTTTATATCTCTGGACAGCCATATGAGAAATTTTAACTAGCTCAGGCTCATCTGAGTGATTGTTTCTGATAACATCTCTAATACTGTATGTTGAATAACCATTTTCTAAAAGTGAATCTACTTCTGGTTCTAGTCCGTATTTTATAATTAGATTAGTTCTAGTCATATATAAAATCCCTAATACTAACAGTACCGTAATAGGTACCTGCTTTATATAAATCTATAACTTTCATAATATCTCTCTATTTATTTTTAAATTAATATAGGTAGCATTAAAATTAATGTAACCCACCTGTTCCTAATACCCGGCTTAGCTTGCCTCTCCTTGTTTGACATATTTTATTATATCTCTTTTGTGAGTAGGTAGAAAGGTATATATATAGTTTTCCTTTCTTCTCTCTCAATAATATTATATGTTGGTCGATTTGTTACATATAAATAATTCCCCTCCTGTTAGCTACCGAAACCTTTATATACTACCTGGTTGCCACACTATATAAAGTTTTAGCGTTATATTACCACAAAAATCAACCTAGTATTATATTGATTTCGACTAAGGATATCAGGACTGCTTTTGGGATAGCGTTATACCGAAGGTAGATAACTAAGCACTATGGATTTTATAGGGGAATTTCCGTAAGGTTTCTTTATGTCTAATAGGTTAAACGAAAGTGAACAAATGCGTTTCCAAAGTCTTGAATTAAACCAAGATTACCACCTGTTGCAACGAGCTGAATCAACGGGATATGTATCTTATTATTAAGGTAAATGATGTCATAGGTGTTTACGTTGGACTTCCTATTCGTTACCATATTATTAATTAAAGCACTACCGTTGCACTTCCGTTGAGAAAATCGAAAGTGATATAAGTATGTATGTTATATCTACTTGCATGACAGGAATTGAAGTGGACGGCTCAAAGTCGTCAGGAAATTTAGAAGCTGGAATTGAGAACGACTTGGTTGTAATACCAAGACTAACAGGAGAAGAGCTAAAAAGCTTTAAGAAAAATCCGCTTAAATTTGTATGCTCAAAAGGAAAATGGTTTAAAATAAATGAATGGGCAAGTGGAAAAATCTACTGGGGAACAACAGGTATGCCTATGAATAAAAGATATGAAATAGTCAAAAGGATAGCTAATAAGAATTTAAATGGTTGGGAAACTCTTGAGCTACTCGAAGGGATTCTCCAAGAGAAAAAAGAACTCGTAAAGAAAATCAACAACCCCTTCCAACAGGTAAGACGACAGAAGATAAAAGAGTTTATAGCAATAGTAGAACTTGACTTCAAAGAACTCCTAAGAACTACTACAAAGGATAAGGGTGGAGTAACCCACCCGATTCTCTTTGGTAAATCAAAAGGAACTTATTATAGAGTGAGTAGCCAACAGATATTCATAGGGAAAGGACTTCTAAGAGATTGTCTACAACACTTGACAACAGATGAGGTAATAGGAGAGATAAGCAGAGTAATCCACCATGAAACAGTTCATAAGGTAATCCACTTGATAGGAGAGAGTAACCGAGCCTCACAGGGTTGGGATTACGTGGAAACTCGAGCAAGCCTAAAGGATAAAGAGCAACAGAGAATATTAAAGAAGATGGGTTGGAGAACAAAGAGCATAAAGCAAATAGCAAGACAATATGGACACATAGACGTCCTAAGAAGTCTTGGGGCAATTTAAGCCGAAAGGCTTATATACCCCTATTGCATTACAGGTGTGAGGAGAAATGAAAGGGAAACTAAGAAACTTGGAGAAAGAAAGGAGTAGACGATACTGGATACTCTATCCGATTAGCCAAGAGGGAAAGGTTATACGAAAGTATATTCCTGTCAGGTAATCTTTCTCTTTTTTTTTTGTTATTACTTATAGTATCTATTCATATTAATGGGTGGTGTATTCCCACCCTATATATATTCAATTAAGGATACTGCTGATATCGTTCAATGGGAGATACCGAAAGGCTTATATACTCATAAGTAGATACGGTTGCTATGCAAACTGTGGAAGCAAGTCGGAAATTGTCTATCCCTAAAGCAATGATTGACTATATGGAGAAATCCTGTGTAGTTGATGAGATTGATGGGGAACTCTATTGCAAAAAGTGTGGTAATAGGGTTAGAATAGATTGGTTTGAGAAATCCATAGAGTGTCTTGGCTGTGATGAACTCTAAGGTTACTCAATCCAATCTTCTTTCTTTTTTTTTTATAGGAAACCTCGTGATATAGTTACTATTATATGTATTGGTTACTATACCTACAATGGGTGGGTATCCCACCTCATAGGGACCGGGTCGGTTAGAAGACCACCATGCTATACAATGTCATGCACACCGAAAACTATATAAACCCCCAAGTGTATACAGGGTTAGTGGTAAAATGAACGGACTTGAGATATTAAAGGAATTAGAAGCAAAGGAAAGCACATCTGAATCTGATGGTAAAAAAATGCAGATGATAT